CAGCCTGCGTCAGCAGACCATGACAGCGACGGCTTCGCCGGCGTGCGAGCCGCTGGCGGCTTGCTCGTCGGAACCGGCGCAGCCGGTATGTATTCTTCTTCTCTTCTCTTCTCTTCTCTTCTCTGCGTTACAGTAACGGCGTTACGTAACGGCGTTACGTCACCGTTACGGCTCTCCCTGTATCGGCGCTGCCTTTCAGCCCCAGTTCGGTCCTTCGCTGGAGTGTTGTGCTCGCTGAAATTAGGCAGCGAAACGCACTTCCCGGCCTCGTCTGGGATGGCCCAGCCCACGGCCCGCATGGCGTCACCAAAACCCGGCACCCCGGAGATTTCGTCCAGGTCCTCGAGGTCGCAGCACGACAGGATTCCTTCCGCCGCGTGCTCGTTGGCGCTGCTCCACACGCACAGTAACGCCGTTACGGTGACGTGACGTAACGCGTTACGTGACAGCACCTGGTCAGGGCAGCCCGAGAACCCAGTAGTCAGGGCGGCCCCGGCCCGAGGGTCGCGGCCGATCGCCTTGGCGATGGCGTGCACCTTGGGATTCGCCAGAAGGGCAGAACGCATTTTCACCCAGTCACCGGCCATGCGATCTCTCCGTCATTGCGGCGTGGTGCTTATCGAGCCATGCAATCACCTGCTGCGGGCGTGGCACCCACTCGGTCACAAGAACGCGCCAAGCGTCTTGCTCAAGAACAAGAGACTTGGTGCCGCAAGCCCACCGAACAGCTGCCGCCTCGATGTCTTCGTACGTGTTAACTGCCTCACCACTTGGCACTGAGTGCCGAGCCAGGCACACGACGTGGTTGCCGGGAATCTTGGCGAGCGAGTCGTACAGAATCCGCTGGCCTGTTTTGAGCGTTGACCAGTCGCAGCCGTTCTTTGTTAGCTCGGCCCACAGAAAGCACCCGTAGGATTCAACCACCATGTCGATGTCGCTAGGCGTCACGCCCCTAGAAAGATGCCAACCTGAGTGGTCGAGCATTTTCCCTTGTGCGTATGCCTCGCGGCAGATGATCGCTCCACCCGACTGGCTCATGCTGAAGCCTCCATGCAGAACCCAAACTGCGAGAACGCACGAGCGAACTCGTCGGTATTCGGGCCGAGATACAGAATTGCTTGGCCTTGAAGTGGCACAGCGACTTTGCGCGGATGCCAAAACTTCACGCGGCCCTTTGGGAAGCATGCCGCAGACGCCTGCTCTGCAAGCGACTGAAACCATCTCGTTTCGGTCGCGTTATTCACCAAGACGATGGCGCTGGTGACGTTGCCGCTGGCGTATGAGTCGCACAGCTTTTCGGCGAACTGGCCGATGAGCCCTGACTCATACGGCGGATTCATCCACACATTTCCGCGCCAGTCTTTATCGAGCCCGGTGTCTTCCGCTGTGTAGAACGTAGCCGCCTGAACAATGTTGTTTGCCAGTGGATTCGACGCGGGGTCCAGGTGAATCTCGCCAAGCACCTGGCGGGCGGCTTCAATGTATTCCTTTGGCGTATACCACTCGTTGTCGCCGCTGTTGTTGGCAACGTGCGGGCGAGACTTCACGGCCTCAACTGCCTGCTCGACTTGCTCTGCCGTCGGCTTCTCAGGCAACGCCTGGGCCGCCGCTACGATGGCGTGCTTCGGTGCCTCAATCTCTCCAGCGACGATCTCGCGCTCGATGCCAAGCGCCTCGACGGCCTCGGCAAACTTCCCGTCTCGCCGGATAGTCTTCTCATCGACGCCGTGTTCTGCGGCGAGACATTCGGCAGTGTTTGGGGTGGACATTTTGTCCGTCCCAAAATCACGACCAGCACGGCCTCCGGCGTCCTTCTTTGTGCGGTTGTATCGCCGCCCACGCAGCAGGCTCATCTGCCTGGCGTCAAGGTTGCGCCGCCCCAGCTGGTTTTTGTCGATCCAGTCTTCAGCCTCTTCTCTGCTCTTAACACGCAGTTCGTGAACGTCGAACGGCAGTTCCAGCCGCGTGCAAATCTCGTAGCGGTTGTGGCCGTCGAGCAGCGTGAGCGTCCCCTTGCTGGCCCACACCACCAGCGGATCACGCGCACCGCCGTGCTCGGCAATGTTCTCTTCAAGCTGCTTCCGCTCTTCTGCCGACAGCGGCGGAATCAGTGCGGCAAACTTGGCGTCGATCTTGATGTCTTCAAAAACCTGCGGCATAGATGCCTCCTTGCGTGATGTGATGTGCCTGCCGTGCCACTGTGCGGCGTGCGTCAAGTAACGATGTCGCTCACGCCACTGCCTCCGGTGTGTCAAACAGCGTCCTGCTGTTCGCCTGTTGCGTCCGCTCGGCTTTCGCCAGATTCCGCAACGCTTGGGCGTGGTACTCAGGCTTGAGTTCGCAGCCGTAAAACCGACGGCCACGCTGTAGGGCCATGTATCCCTCGCTGCCGATGCCGGTAAACGGGCTGAAAACAATCTCGCCGGGATTGCTGTAGAGCCTGACTAGCCGGTCAATCACGTCGAGCTGCAGCGGGCAGATGTGCTTCGTGTCTTCCTCGCTGCGGGCTTCCTTGACGTTCAGCGTGTTGGTCTCGCGGATGTCGCTCCAGCAGCATTCCGCCCACTCAATCCACTCGTTGCGGGAGACGTCTCCATCGGAGTCGATGGCAACTTCGTTTTCTCCTGGCGCACGAAACTTGATGAGGAAGTCGGGCAGGCATCCGCGTTGCTTGGCCCTGTCGCTTTCAAGGCCGGCGAACTGCAACTCCCGGCTGCGTGTGCGGATGGCCTGGGCCTGCGGATTCTTGCGCACTACCCAGTCGTATTCGTAGACAAGCCCCGCACGCTCCCCGAGGCGGATGTTGAGCCCGCGATAGTCGTGCAGGCCCACCTCGCCAGAACGCTTCAGCCTCGGGATCTGCATGACGTGTACCACGACAGCCCGGCCAGGCTTCAGAACGCGGGCCAGCCCGCGAAAGAAGTAGGACAGGTGAATCTTGGCTTCGCCCCGGATGTCTTCGCTGTTGCCGATGTCCTCGGCCTTCGACGTGTACGCGAAGAGGCTGGGAAACGGCGGCGAGAACACCGAGAAGTCAACCGATGCCGGCGGCATGTCCTCAAGCATGTGGGGGATACAGTCGCCGTGGTGGACGGCGAACGACAGGTCATCAGGTAGAAGATTCACGAAACATGGCCTCCTGCTCTCGGGTGTCTGCCTCGACGCGACGTGCTTTCCGCAGCACGTTCTCAACCATCGGACGTTCGATGTCGGTCACTGGGATATGGACGTTCAGCGGGCGAGTTGAGCCAACTCGGTTGGAACGCTTCACGGCCTGGTAATACTCCTCGTAGGAGTCCTGCAATCCGCTGAATACCTGCCGCGTGCAAATTTGCAGATTAAGTCCGAAGCCAAGGATCTTCGGCTTAGTGATAAGCACCTTGATGCGTCCAGCCTTAAACTCGTCAACGAGCCGCTGGCGTTCGTCCTGTGGCGTCTTGCCGTCAATGCTCGCAGCATCCGGCATCATGGCGGCCAGCATGTCCTGCTCGTCGTTGTAGCGGCACCAGATGATGGTGCTTTCGGTCGGCCACTCTCGCACCATGTCAACGATAGACTGTGGCTTGATGCTGCTTTCGCACTTCGCCATCCGCGACAGCTTCGCCCTGGTGGTGATGCCGCCGAGTTGCGTGACGAACAGCTGCCCAGTGATTGCCTGTATGGCTTTGTCCTGCTTTGCGGAAAGCCGCACGTCGTCAATGTGGACGTGAATGGGCGGGATGTTGTGGACGTTGTCGGCCCAGCCGTAGGTGCTCGGGTCAGTCAGAAAGATGCACCAGTGAGACAGTGCTTTGTAAAACGGCCGCAAGGCGTGCGGCTTTAGTTCCCAACGCTCCATCGTCTGCCCGCGATTAATAAAGAACTTCGCCAGGAATGAATTGACGTTTGGAAACGCATCCAGAAATACGGCGTGATTCGCATATTCAATGCGGTCATTCGGTGCCGGCGTGCCAGTCAGTGCCAGCTTCCATTCCACGCCGGCCCCGATGCGTAGGCACACCTGGCCCCATTTGCCGTAGTGACTCTTGAGCATCGACGACTCGTCGAGGATGAGCCCGCCAAGGTTGCCATCTGGCGTGTCGTCACGCAGTGCGTCGTAGTTTGTGATGCCGAGACGCCCGCCGGGCTTCTTCATCCACTTGGCTAAATCCTTGGCGGATACCTGTTCGATGGGCAGCGTGTCGTCGTAGAACTTCTGAGCCTCGGCAATCGTCTGTGCCACCACCATGAGCGGCGACACAATCAGCACCGGCTTTTTTGGGCATGCCTCGCGGACGTGGCGAGCGAACTCCAACAGCATCAGCGTCTTGCCAAGCCCGCAGTCCGCGAAGATAGCGTATCGCTTCTTCTCAACTGCGGTGCGAACGATGTCACGTTGATAGTCAAACAGGCCAGGCCGATGCGCGTAGGCTGAAGTCTTTGTCTTCTCCGCCTTAACGCCGATGTCGCCTGCGTACTCGTCAGGGAACCACGCCATCCTGCCGTGAATCTCGTATCGCGGAAGCGACTTGATGCGGAGGAACTTGCGGTATGAGTCAATCGTGTCGTCGAGATAAATCTGCACTGGGAATCCTTTCCTGTTGTGTATTGGCGGCGTGTCGTGCCGCATCCGGCCGCTTCACCCTGGGAGGCAGGGCTGCGGCTGCAGTGGTTACGCGCCACTCCTGCTGGGCGGCGAATGCGGCCGAATGCTCAAGCCGCTGTGGCAATCGCGTGCCGGCTGTGTCATCTGCCCATCTGCTCCAGGCGTGTGATGCGGTCCTCTTCGCGTTGGATGGCGTCTCGGTCACGCCGGCTCGTGTAGATGCCCACGTCCACGATCCACGGCGACGGCGGGCCTTCGTCCAGCACCTTGCCGACGTCGGTTTCAAACGTGGCCCTGCTCTGCGCCTCACGCTCGATGCGTGCCAGGTACTCGGCGTCGGTTTCAAAGTCGCGGCGGTAGTTCGTGCTCATGCGCGGGCCTCCGCTTCGATCTCGGCTGCGTCGAAGTGCTCGCTGCCGCCGTCCTCGTAGGCATCGCCACGTGGCGTCAGCAGCTCGATGCGTGTGTCGATGAGCTCGACCAACTCGCTGGCCTGCGTCGGGCTGTAGAAGCCGGCGTCGAGCCGCTCGCTGACGGTGGCGTGGATCTGCCGCAGACGATCGACGGCCTTAGCTGCGGCGATCGCTCGCCGTGCCTTCGTCATGTCTTCAGGCTTCGCCTGCTCGGCGGGCTTCGCATGCACGGCCTCTGGCTGCGTCACGATCGGATCGCCTGCCGTGTAGTCCTGGGCTTCCTCGGCAGTCACGAGGCCACGCAGAACGTCAGGGAAAGCGTCACGCAGGGCGAAGCCTCGGGCTCGCAGCTGCAGCATGCGGCGCGGGTACTGCTGCCACGGGCCAGACTTACCCCACAGCCCGGCCTTCTTTGCGTCGGCCACCGTGAACGTCACCGTCGTGGGCTTTGCGTAGCCACGCCGCTTGGCCTGGCAGACGGCTGCCATGCCATCGCCGTCGCCCTCGACCGTCTCGTAGACGAACTCGCAGACCGGCGACGCCTGCACGAGGGCTAGGGCGGCGTCGCCCCAGATCGTTGGCCTGCCGTTGATCACGGCAATGCTCTGGAGCGACTGCATGGGGGAGAGCCCCACTTCGCTGCCGTGCTGTATAGCCAGCATGCAGGACTCAGGCTTGCCCCTGAAATCCTTCGGGGCGAACTCGCTAGCTGCCACGATCTTGCTGAACCGGAATGCGTCATCGAACGAGGCGAGAGCCAACCCTCTCGCGGGTGCCGTGTTTGTGCTGATTTCCGTGGTCATGTCGCGTCCCTTTCGTGAGTGCGTGGTTCAGGAGTGGAAACCGTTACCGGAAAACGTGTGCAGCAATTCCTGCTGCTGCGTCTTTGGTTGCGTAGCAATGCTTTCAATGGCAGCTGTCAGCCGCTCAAGCACGCGGTAGATCTCGTCAAGCGTCGTGTCAATCGACGCGAGCGATGCTGCGGCAGCGTCAATCTGAGATGCGGAACCGCTCTTGGCATCGCACTCGATAGACTTTTTCTGAAGTCTCTGGCGGGCCGCTCCGTCGATAAGCCTTTGCGCCTCAGCCGGATCGACATAAATCTGCCCCCGCTTGTCGTGCGGGTTTGCCATGAACTTGATGCCGCCAATCTGCTCGTCGCACCAAGCCCTATACAGCACCTTGTATTCGGCGCTGGCCTTCTGATCCGTGTTGCCCTTGTGGCAGCCAAAAGAAGAAATAGCGATGTAGTGAACCGGAATGTCTTTGCGGTTGCTGGTTACTGATTGAATTACGTCCATCTTTCGCGTCCCTTTCTGCGATGTGAAATGCCAGCCTCAGCGTCCTGCGTTGGCTGGCTGGTCCCTTCCTGGGCAATCCCGGTTCCACCGGGCTCCGTGTTCGCTAGTGCGTGATGTCCTCCGGGCTCACCACGATCCACGCGCCGCTGACCTCGACGGCCAGGCGTCCGGGCTCTGCGGTCATCACGTGGCCAGACCACCGCTTGCCGCAGGTGGTGCCAGAGACAAAGTCGCCAACGGCGGGCAGGTTGGCGGGGCGTCCGTAGGTTTCCTGCATGCCAGCAACAGCACCGGCGTATTCGTTTTCGTGGGCGCTTTGCATGGGGGTCTTCTCCTTTGGGTTGGGGAATATACGCATGTTCATTTAGGAGTCAATCAGCCGAACCATGAATTTTTTGTTTGTGCGGTGCAAGGCTTTTGGCAGTGGCGGTAGCGTCACTTTAATCAACCAAGAAACCGTGCAAGTGTGCCGAGCGCAAAGTCGATTCCGCCCGCGATCGCTTGGGCCAGGTCGCTGTCGGTGCCGAGTTCCTGGCCGAGGCGGACGAGCACCAGCTGTTCGAGCAGGCGATTCCAGATGCGGGCCATGACTGACTCCTTTGCGTGAACGTGCCGTACTGTATCGCTATCGTTACTTTACGCAAGCCCAGTTGAGCAAGAATTTTTTCGGGCGGTTTTCCCCGGAGATTACGAGGGCTTCCGCTTGCGGCGCGGCTTGGGTGCCGCC